CACTTGTTGGTAGGGTGTAGTTTTGTTATCGCTGGTAAAACCAAGAAACCCAGCGGTCTATGCCAAGACTTACAGAGCAACGTCCACCGTCACTATGGACTCGAAAGCTGTGTCCCAAAGCGCCCGCGGTATGCGCGGCGCAAGCGCCAAGGTATTATCGATCCCCTTACGTCGGCCACGGTTAACACGCTGGAAGCCCAGGATGCCATCGCAAACCGACGCGTAACACTGTACCAAATCGGGTTCCCAAATACCGTAAACGGTATGGAGAAACGAACCGAGCATGTCAGGGTCAATCGTCTTTGCCTCAACTGTCATAGTGCGTAGTTCCTCTGCAGTGTACTTATACGCCATGGCCTGATTCCTCATTTCAAGATAAGGCGTTGGTGTAATCTGTTCGGCTGCTTCCAATAGGAGAGTTCGTATACTGGCTATGTGGCGATGTTCGTAGGCGGCACTAAGCAACTTGCCGCCCATGTAGTCCTCATCGCTGACCGCCCGATTGTTATTACACCGGACGGGAAGTTTGCTAACCACACGGCCAAAACTAGGTACGGGGTAGGTACGTCCAACACTGGGAACAAAACGTTTCCTCAAGAACACGGCTTGTTCACGTCTCTCCACGACTTTTACATCGCTTTGCATCCCAGCGTCTGCACTAACCACCTCGTAGGCAGAAGACAGCTGCTTACGATCTTGGGTGGTATAGGTTAAATTATCATCCCCGTATACCAACGTGGTACTCTGCGTGATACCAGCTTGCTCCAATGCCGCGAGTGAAATGCATCCATTTACATATCCGTTGCCTGGAGTCGTAGTAACCTCTCCAGACCAACGCCCGCCATTCACTCGCCCCTTAACACCGTACCTGGTGAACACCCTCACACTGGTGTTAGAAGCAAACTCACGCACAAACCAAGTTGGTCCGCCAAGTTTGTAATAAAACATGGCTTCCTTTTTACGAACTCCGGCAGGTTGGGTTCCGTCGTTGTTCTTGAAATCATTCTCTAGGGCTTGTCCGGGGGTGTGGTGCACTATTTCCGCGATCTCGTCAGCAGTCATTCCCACGCAATACAGGATTTCATTTCCCTTGTTCTTGGGATTTGCGCGGTTCAATTCCTCTGCTATACGACGGGACAGGTAGTACACAATGGCGCCCATGGTAAGGTTGTACATGTCGCCGCCCTGATAGACGACGCGTGGTTGAGCACCATTGTATTTGATCAAAGCCTCAGATTTAGCAAAGACCACCTTGTCTGTATACCCAGGCAAGGTAAAATCCTGCGAATCCAACAACGCCCCCAATCTCTCCCGCTTTTGCCCGCTCATCTCTGCGAGATAAGCTTCTACCATAGCCCTGTCCAGACGTATCTCTTCCCTCTCATGGCACTTAGCCATGAGCATTTCATGCCCTCTATCAAAGAGGGCACCTACGTCCTTCTGAGCATTGTAGTCACATCTCTTCTTTACAGCATGAAGAGTAGCGCCTTCAGATTGCGCAACCACCAGGACAGGCACCCCCTCAACTAGCGCACCTTTGATAGGCTCAGAAGTGCGGGGGGGATCAGTGGTCCTTGTCACGTTAACTTGAGGTTTCAAATGGTCGTACCGCACCTCCGTAGAGTAGTCAGCGGGGTGATTATCCACAACCCCGCCAACCAATGGCAGTGACCTAGAGTATTCAAACTCCAATTCTCCAAATGTTATTGTCTTAGTCATATTGTAGTCATATATATCTGTTTATAT